CAGGTATTCGACACCCACGGCGTTGCCCGCCTGGGGTGGCAGGACACGCTGACTCAGGAGGAGAAGACGTGGATTCGTACTCAGCGTATCCTCTGCGCTCTCAACTACTGGTACTGGGTCGAACGCGCCGTCTGGATCAAGGATACGGACAACCGAACTGTCAGAATGGAGCTATGGCAGTCCCAGCGGATTTTCCTCGAACTGGTCGCCGAAATGGAGGACGCGGAAGTAGCGATCTTCCTGATCATCCTGAAGGCCCGCCAGCTTGGTATCTCGCGAATTATTACGTTGATCCTTTTACACCGGGTTGTGTTCGACTCGAATATCAATGCGTATCTGGCATCATCAACCGACAAGAAGACCTTAAAACTGTTCAAACTTATATCATTCGTGCTTGTGCGTATGCCGTTCTGGATGCAGCCGGGAAGCTCGCAGCCAGGCAAACTCGGCAAGGTCGATCAGGCGGGCAAGCTACTGGAGTTCTTTAATGGATCAGCAATCACGATGGAGCACGGCCAGCAATCTACCGGCATGGCTCGTGGAGACAGCCCTAATGTGGTTCATCTTAGTGAGCTTGCTGAATTCGACGATCTTACCAACCTTGTCGATTCGGCGTTACTTCGCGGCATGCACCCGTCGCCGCGTGCCTTTCTCGCTCTTGAAGGAACTGCTGAAGGAATTAATAACCCCTGGCATAACAAGTGGGAAACCGCCAAGTCCGACTGGCCACGTCGTATGGGACGCCTCCGACCGCTGTTCCTGCCTTGGTTCGTCGGAGGACTGTACCCCAAGGATGTAGATCTGCTCCAGCGTCCCGTCCCGGCAGACTACGCTACTTCGATGGCCCCGTGGGCTTTGGCCCACGCACGCATGGCCGAACAGTACGTCCACCAGACCGACTACCTCACCAAGCACCTGGGCGCCCGATGGCATATGCCGCTGGAGCAGATCTGGTACTACGAATGCGAACGCGGTTCCGCGATTAAAGAGAACCGGCTGAACAAGTTCTTACAGGAGATGCCCGCCAACGACGACGAAGCCTTCCAGTCCAGTAACATCACCGTATTCGACGTGGATACGATCAACTTCTACCGGACTAATACTCACGCTCAGCCCCTCTGGGGTGTCTTCGGCCTCCGCGGCCCTGTGGAGTTCGTCCCGGCGCGCATCCAGCCGTCCGATATCCTTATCAACCACGATCTTGCCCCCATCAGGATAGACGCGGACGCGGGTGGCGGGGTTATCATTCCATTCGAACTTGTTCCTCTGAAGTTCTCGGGCTGGAGTCTGGAGTCTGACTCCAAGAAAGGGTCCATTGACAAGATCTATATCTGGGAACCGCCGATCGAAGGCTTCGAGTACGGTTTTGGCTGCGATACGGGCGACGGCATCGATAAAGACTCAACCTGCATTGAGGGAGTTCGTAAATACAGCCTGGAGGGACCTACAAAGCAGGTGCTTGAATTCGCCTCCGGTCACTTATCCGCTCTTGACGTATGGCCCTTCCTGCTCGCGCTCGGTACATGGTACAGCGTCCGGGGACGCCACGGCCAGCCACAGCAGCCGCGCATGTGCATCGAATGCAAAGGCAAGGGCGACGTGGTCCAGAATATCCTCCGTCTGATGAACTGGACGAACTTCCACATGTGGAACGACCGTAAGATCGACGATCGCAAGCCCGACCTCTCGAAAGCCCATAAGATGGGCGTATTCACCAACTTCTACTTCCGCGCCGCCATGATCGAGATGATCGTCAAGGCTCTCCGCGATGGCGAAATCGAGGTCTGTTCGCCGTTCTTCGTAAAGGAAATGCAGTCTCTTGAAGGCGATGAACTGGAGCAGCAGCTGCGCGCCGGGTACGGTGGCAAAGACGACCGTATCATGGCTCTGGGTTTCGTCTTGAAGAGCTTCGGCTCGTGGGATGTCAACTACTGGCGCTCGACGAAGGTAATGGCTTATAGCGGACGTAACCCGGCGCATGCCGCTTACGATCAGACGCTGCTGCTTGGTCCGACCGGTGAACCGGTCACTGCCGGTGCGCTCGGCCCGATAGCCAGACCATCCCCCCAGTCTGCTATGGAGCGCCGTTATGCCCAATGGGCTTTCGGCGCTCAGGAAGTCCCGTCCGGGATCGACGGCGGCGCTCTGCGGTTCCGGTAGCCTCTGACTACTTGTGGTTTCCTGTCTTTCCGTTCTATAATTACCACTGTTCCGGTAATCCACACCGCACCTTACAGGAGAATTCATCGTATGCCAGTCGATTGCAGCCCCGGCGTCTCGCAGCAGAGCGCCGATATCAACCTTCTGAATCTGAAACTGCTTTATGACGACACCGCGTCGGACATATCGGCAAACCGCAAGTCGCTGTTCCGCCATCAGGACGCGTGGGAAACCCTTCGCCTCCGCAACGCGCAGTTCGCGGCGTCGTTCGACCACGCTCTGCTCGCTGGTGTAGCTATAGCCAATCAGGTGGAATCCACTTCCGACGAGCAGACTTCCAGCCCGATCCGTACCGGCGCCGGGGATAACATCGCTGCCGGTGCGACTCCCGCCAACCGCGTCGTCGATGAGACCGGCGCCGTCGCCGCGGGTGCCGTCAATTCGGCGACCGCTCAGGCAACGCTGGGCAACGTGACCGCCCAGCTGGCCACACTGACCACGCAGGTTACGATCCTGTCGGAATCGCTTGCCGCGTTTCTGGCTCAGTCCATTTCGAATGCCGGTAACGCGGCAAAACCTACCACGGCGACGGGGGCAGCCAGCTAGCCATGAGCTTCCTCTCTGTCCTCAAATCCATCGGCTCCATCTTCAGCCATATCGGGGGTATCGTTACTCCACTTGAACCGGTCATCGGCATTATCCCTGGTGGCGGCGCTTTCAACGCTATCTTCAACGCAGTAGTCAATACAGAAGCAATCTTTCAGGGTGCCGCTTCCGGTACTGCCAGTGCCGCCAAGAAGGCGGTGGCTACCACTATCGTGAATGCGACCTCGCCTGCGCCTATCGAACCGGCAGTACTATCGACCGGTATCGATCAGGTCGTGAGCGCTCTGAACTCGCTGCATGCAGCCAGCATACCGCTGACACCGCCTGCCCCGGCTGCCGCTGCCTGATGCCCTGGCGTGCCCTCCAGTCGCGCCATCTGAACGGCTTCGATTACGACCCGGAATCGCGTACTCTCGCCATCCGGTTCGTAAACGGAGCCGTTTACCATTACCGGGGTGTCCCGCAAACAGTCGCCGACACCCTGACGCAGACGGGTTCGCCAGGCACTTACTTTCATGAGAAGATCAGAGGTAACTACTTCGAGGTCAAGGTAGCCGATGGCCAGACGAAGTCAGGCAGGCGAAGTACCAACCGGTTCAGGAGACGCGGATGAGCAGAGTTACAATACGAAAAGATAACGAACCATCTGGCGGTGCGACGGTGGCACTTGCTGAACGGGATCAGGTCGTATCCGTCGTCGATGATGAGGGTAACGTCCAGTCGCAGGTACGGCTATCCGAACTCCTGACCCCGCGTAAGCCACTGGAGATCGTGGAAGGTCTGCCACCCACTGCCGTGCAGCTGCCCGAACAGCTTCCCGCCTGGGCGATGGACCTTTCCACGCACGCTGAAACGATGCAGCGTACCGCCGTCTACCGTTGCCTTCACTGTGACGGCGAACACGAAGAGTACCGTCAGGACCCGCGCGCCCTGCCTTATGCCAAGGTCTGCGGCGCCGCTATCGATCAGGCTGACGGATCGCTTTCGAAATGCACTGCCCCGGCACTGCGCCGCGTCACGTGGCCGGGTGAAGGGGTCGCTCTCAACGCGTGCCGGTTCGAGCAACTGTCGATCTACGAGCGCGCCGACTACTCGCTCAACGATCTGGCACGCGGACTCTCAAAGTACTATATCCCCGGCCGTAATAACGAGCCTACCGAACCGGGCATGCGCCGGATCGACATCACCAACATCCAGCAGTACAACAGCGTGGTGAAAGAGATCAATACGCACGAGACGGCGCTAATGCGGGCGCGGCGCGAACAGCATCGCCTGTACTTTGACGAACAGCGTGAGAAGGTCCGTGATGACGTAGATGCGCGGTTCTCGCAGTCCAGCCGCTACTTCCCGCTGCGCCGTCTGATGCGCAAGCGATCGGATCAGAAGTCTGCCGTCCGTTACGGCAAAGGTCTGGACGCGCACTTTCACGCGCAGTTGATCGAGTTCAATCAGGGCAACATACAGGATTTCTGCGCTGAGGATACTGGCTGGAAAGGACGGAGGGCGAAATGATCCATTTCGGCACTCATACTTTCGACGTTGAATCGGTCTGTCATATCGAGCTTCAGGGCGATGGCAGTTACCTGCTGGAATACAGCAGCCGCGTATCGGACAAGCAAATTCATGTAACAGGAGATAACGCTGAAGCGTTACGGGAATGGCTGGAGCAGGACAGACACATGGTGGATGTAGGTGATGAACTGGAAGAAGAACACCTGAAAGAGCATCGTAAATGAGCAGCGTCTACACCGTCATCCCTACGGCACCGTGGACCGGCGATATGCTCGTTGCCCTGTGCGTCTGGCGTGAAGCCCGCGGCGAGCCCTACGAAGCCAAACTCGGCGTCGTCTGGGTACTCCGTAACCGCTCTAAGATGTCGCCCGCTCAAGGTTGGCCCGACACTCCTGATGCCAACGTCCTGAAGCCGTTCCAGTTCTCCAGCTTCAACTCCAATGACCCGAACGCTAACCTGTACCCTGTCGGTACGCAGGACCCGGCATTCGCCGATTGCCTGAAAGCAGCCATGACCCCGTGGGACGACGTTCCTCCTCCTGCCTTCTACCGCGCCGTATTCTACTGGTCGCCGCCGCTGACCGCCGCGCCTCATGGCTGGGGTCCAACGGTAGAATGCAGCCATATCGGCAACCTGCACTTCTGCTGTTTCGATACTCCCCTTGCTGCCGGTACCGGCACTCCGGTTACCGTATGACAATACCATCGGTAATGGTTCTCGAAATGGCGATGGAAGCTCTGCGTACGCGTGACGCTGCCGTAGTAGCTGCGGAGTCTCGTCAGTTTCACGCACTGGGTCCGATGCGGCTTCAGCAAATCCGTGAATCCGTACCTGTACCAGCAGGTCTGGACGTGCAGAAGGATGCCGCAGAGATCGTGATGCTTGCTGGCTACCTGCTGGGGCTCGAAACGGCACGCGTACTGGCCGCTACCGGGGGAACAGTTTGAACCGCCATCCTGGTCACTCGCCTATCGATACTGCCTACCTGGCTCCGGCTCCGTTCGAATTCAACCGTTCGCAGCAGCGATGGGATGCCTGTTCGCCTGATGAACTGTTCGCATGGTCGCAGCAGATGCTATCGGATGCCCGCAGTTATCTGAGGCTGCAACCGGCCTACAAGTACATCAGCGACGGGCTTGATATCATCAACGGCGATTTCGCCGTCACCGACGTTCAATCCATGTCCTCCGTCCGTACCGAATCGACCGTGCGCAATACGCGTGAGATCGTAGCCGCCCAGACCAACCTACGCATTATCCCGGCTTTCAAATCCGAGGCCGAACAGTACCGCGAGCAGAATAACATTCTCAACAAGGGTTTCATGGCGTGGCAGAATATGACCTTTGCCGACCGCCGTCTGCGCGCCGCATGGCAACATGCCTGTGCTACCGGCACCGGCTACATAGGCCCGCGCTATGATCCCAACTACTACTACCGCGGCAAAGGTGACCTCGTGTGGGACGCCTACGGCGCTCTTGACGTTCTTCCGCTGGGGTTGTCACCCGGACTCCAGATCCAGTCAGCCTATGCCGTGGGCCTTCGTAAGAAGATGCCGCTTCATCAGGTCTGGCGTATGTTCCCGTTGCAGCGCGACGCGATCAAAGCCAACCGGGTCACCACGCTTGGCAAAGGGATGGTTATCGCTCAGGCCGTCAAGTTTGCATCCGCTGTTCTGAAGCGGTTCTCGCAGGGCGCCCGCCAGCCTGAAGAAGCTTCGACGTGGGATACCGTTGACGTTTACTATATCTACATCGACGACGATTCGGTCAACGAGACCGGCCATCCGTTGCAGATCATGGGTCCCGATGGCGAGTGGGGTACCTCGTGGTCCTATACGGTGCCGTTCGTCGGACAGGAGATCGAGACCGGGCGCATGATGCAGGGCGGCCGTCCTGAACGCCGCGTCGCCAGGCGCGCCGACTGTATGATCTATCCGAACCGCCGCCTCATCCTGGCAACGGACTCGTGTATTCTGAATCCGGCCCCGGAGCATCAGTCTTCCTACCGCTGGGACGGCAAAGTACCGATCGTCCAGTTGCGCGCCGATGACTGGGCGTGGAACTTCCTTGGGTTCCCCGTCACCCGATACGGACAGTCGCTCGAAAAGCTGGCTATCGAACTCTGGCGCGGTCTGGGCGATCAGATGAATCTGTCGCTGAACCCATCGGCGTTCTATGACCGTGGCTCACAGGCTCAATCGATCCTTCAGACTACGAATCCCCGTATGCCTGGTCTTCGCGTCGGTCTCGATATGGCTTTGTCCGGTGCCGCGAGCCAGTTTACGCCTATGTTGCCGCATGACTGGTACAAAGTAGACCCGGCTATCGCGGAGATCGCCGCTAAGGTGCTCCCGGCAATCATCAAGGAGCAGATGGGTGTCGCGGACGTATCGGCCCTTGCCCGCGCCCGCCAGACCCCGGCCGGCGACTCCACCGAAAAGCTGCTCGAAGCCATGGGGCCATTGGTCAAAGACGAATCGCGTAACATGGAAGCCGGTATCCGGGATCTTGGGGAAATGTGGAAGTCCGACTGGTTCCAGTTCGCTACCGCCGCGCGCCGTATGCAGATGCTGGGGCCTGAAGGGGTCACTGAAGAAGACTTCGACTTCAACCCAGGTACCCTGATACCAATGAGCCGTAAGCAGCAGCAGGATGGCAGCTATACGGATCTTGAAATGTCGCAGGGTCCAGATGGATCGTGGAGCGCGGAACCCGGCAGCCAGAACTACCTCCAGCCAATGGCGACGCCGCAGTACGAGCGCGCCCGCTGGCATAAGAACAACTTCACGTTCAGCGTGACCCCCTATAGTCTCCACGAGTTGAACTCGACGACCCGTAAGCTGTTCATGCTGCAACTCATGAAGGCTGGGTTCCCCCTTAGCTGGTGGACGCAGGCTGAACTGTTCGATGTGAAGAATTTCGGCCCCTGCCTCGTACCCGACAAGGACGGCGGCATGCGTGAAGCCCGCAACGAAATCGAACGCTGGATCGCGCAGCTGGAGATCCAGTCGCGCGTGGCTTCGGCTATGGGTAGCGGTCAGCAGAAGGGTAAGGGCGGTCAGAAGGGTCATCCGCAGACCTTCCAGCGGCCGCCTAACCTTGAGCAGAAGCAGGGTGCGGACTCGACAGTCAGAACCTCCGGTCACTAAGATGGGATATGCCGTCCGGTAAAGTGATGAGTGAATTCGGATCGGGAAACCTGCATAGTGGGTCGAAGCATGGTCCAAAGGTGAAGAACAGGAAGCAGGCGATTGCCATACTGATGAGCGAACGCCGAAAGGAAGGCAAGGGTGGCGGAAAACGGCGGGGATCGAAAAGCCGCTAACCATGGCAGCCTGCTGAACGGCTCCTCGCTTTCCCATCTGGAAGGCGCGCAGACTGCTGCTCGCGTAGTAACCGAGGTCCGTCTCCCGGCTTCCTCGATGGCCGATGTACTCTCTACAATCGCCCGCCTTGGGCATACCGGGTCCCTCCAGGTGAACTTCCATAAGGGCCGCGCTCAGGATCTGAAGTGGGCCGACTCGCGCGGCGCGAAACCCGCTGACATCTAGCTGCTGACATCCAACTAAGATTATTCGGGGGTATACTTTATCCATTACAGGTTATCATGACTGCCGCAGGTACATTTCCATGTTGAGGTCACTTAAAACTCTGCGCGGTTTACTGTTGTTGACGTGTTTGTACACTGTACATCTGGTTGCTCAGATCACACCGCCGGCAGGCGGAGGCAGTGGCGGCATTACGGTTCCATCGACCAGCGATGTACTGACCGGTAACGGGTCCGGTGGCGTCAGCGACAGCGGAATCGCCTGGGTATCGGCGTTTACAGATACGGCGATCTCTGCCGCAATAACCAGCCTTCCGGCGCGCGGCGGTGCAGTGTTTCTGCCTCCCGGAGACTACGCTTTCACCACCGGAATAACCAGTACAAAGCCGTCTGTATGGCTGGTATGTATGGGCGGGCAGGGCTGGGGTTCGGATAACGGTGGTGCCTGCCGGTTTATCGGATCTACTGCCAGCATGGTGTTTTTGACGATAGGCTCAGCCGGGGCATCCAATCACCAGGGCTGGCGTCTGAGCAATATCATCTTTGTCGATTCAGGCGGAACTCCTGCCACGGCGGGCGCTATCAAAGGTCTGCGCATGAGCTACATGTACCTCGACAACGACGGGTGCTATAACTTCTCAGCATCGGGCGCATACTGCATCGACTCCGATGGCACCGGAGATGCCAATGCGGAATGGAGAATCGACAATCTTACAACCCGCAACGTTGACGTAGGAATTAAGTTGATATCGACACAAGGTCCGACGATTACTGGCGGCGAACTGGGAACCAACACAACCGGCATAGACTTTCAGTCAACTTCAGACACACTCCGCCTGTACGGCACCCATTTAGACGTTAAAAGCGGGTCGATCGGTATCAACGTCGCGGGTAATTCCGGATGGCTGGAGCCACGCTGTGAAGACGACGGCAGTGCCGGAATCGGAACCTGCGTAAACATTACGGCGGCTGCGTTCAAGAATCACGTAGCCGGGGTGATAACAGGCATGGCAAACGGTGTCGTCGTGGCCGCGCCGTCCAGCACGTCCGACAATGAATTCTCTCCACTCATTTACAACACTACAACTCCGTACTCAGGGGCCGGCCTGGCAGGTTACGACAATTCTTTCTGCAATCATGATCTAGGGTGCATAAGCAACCGTCTGGACAGCGCGACGCCGACCACAGGGGGATTCTATCCATCCATTCTCAATGGCTACGGTTCAATGACTAAGTTTATTTGGAATCTTGCGAACGCTGGGTTCGGCATGTTCGTGGCGGATTCGAAAAGCTCCACCACCGGGCTGATGCTCAACAGCGATCAGGGAACGGCTAATAAACGCGCCTGTGTCGGCTACGGCAAGTTGGGCAATTGCGGAACCGGTGCTGCATTTGCCTACGACACAAGCGCAGCATGGATTGACTTCAATAACACCATAGGGCAGCTGGACTTCTATGGCAACACCGGCCTGACCGCCGGAAGCGGCTTTACTCCAGTATTGCTGGCTTCAGTGAACGCAACAGGTGTCATCGGTGTGGGATTCGCAACTACAACCAATTGCTCTAATGCGGCAGCCCCGGCCGTCTGTGCCGCCGCGCCCGATGGTGCTGTCGCCATCCCGACCGGAGTGAACCCTACGCTAACCGTGAATACGACAGCGGTCACGGCTAATTCTCGTATACTGCTTATGGCTGACGATTCGCTCACTATAGCGGCTACAACCTGTAACAGTACGCTGGCTACGCTGGTTGGCGGTATGGCTGTCACCGCGCGCACACCTGGCACCAGCTTTACGATCAGCTTCAATGGAACAGTTACCACCAACAAAGTCTGCGTGAGTTACAAAATAGAGAATTGATCTATGACATCCAATGCTGCCGCTGCCGCTACCGTTTTACTGGCCTCATTATTAGCTGCTTGTATCCTTGTACCCTGCGAGGCTCAGTGGGCGCCGTCGCAGTCCGGTAGCAC